TCAGGCTATTCAGGCTTCTGATATTGGCCCCGAGGTCATCTATTTCCTCGGATCCAACCCAAAAGAAGCCAGCCGTATATTCCGTTTGCCGCCCGTCTTGCAGGCAAAAGAGATCGGTAAGATTGAGGCCAAACTGGTCGACAATCCGCCGGTCAAGAGGACATCAACCGCGCCAGCGCCTCTTGCGCCTGTCACGGCAACCCGGTCGAACTCTGGCCCGAGACGAGACACGACGGACCCCCGGTCCATAAAAGAAATGTCGACGTCGGAATGGATTGAAGCGGAACGTCAGCGACAGATCAAGAAGTGGGAAGCGCAGAATCGGAGATAAGGAATGTCTAATTCGCTTCTTACCATTGACATGATTACTCGCAAGGCCCTTGAAATCCTTGAGAATAATCTTGTCCTGACCCGCACGGTCAACCGCCAGTATGACGACTCTTTCGCCGTTGAAGGCGCGAAGATCGGCTCGACCCTCCGTATCCGTCTGCCCGACCGCGCGCTGGTCACGGACGGCGCGGCGCTTCAGGTGCAGGACGACAACGAGCAGTACACCACGCTCGCGGTTTCCAGCCAGAAGCACATCGGCGTTAACTTCACGACCGCCGAACTGACCATGCAGCTCGACGATTTCGCCGAACGTGTTCTGAAGCCGCGTATTTCGCAGCTCGCGTCGTCCATCGACGCCGACGTTGCGAACGCCTTCAAATATATCGGCAACTCGGTCGGCACGCCGGGCACGACCCCGGCTACCTCGTTGGTTCTGCTTCAGGCTCAGCAGAAGCTCAACGAGAACGCCGCTGTCATGTCGCCGCGCTATGCGACGGTCAACCCGGCTGCAAACGCCGCGCTGATCGAAGGCATGAAGGGCCTGTTCAACCCGGTGTCCACTATTGCCAAGCAGTTCAAGAGCGGCATTTTTGGCGAAGGCATCCTCGGCTACGATGAACTGAATATGTCGCAGTCAATCAAGCAGTTCACGACTGGCTCGCGCGCTGGCACGGTTACGGTCAATGCTACGGTCACAACTGAAGGTTCCACGACTGTCGTTTTGACAGGTCTTACTACGACCACGATCAAGGCTGGCGACGTGTTTACCATCGCTGATGTCTATGCCGTTAATCCGCAGACCCGTGAGTCGACTGGTTCGCTGTATCAGTTCGTGGCTTTGGCTGACGTTACCGCGTCGACCACTGCTTCGGTCACTGTCCCGGCGATGTATTCGGCTTCGCAGGCTCTGGCTACGGTCGACGCTCTGCCGGTTTCTGGGAAGGCCGTGACCTTCCTCGGCGCTGCTTCGACGCAGTATCCGCAGAACCTGGTCTACCACAAGGACGCCATCGCGTTCGCCACCGCCGACCTTCTGCTTCCGCAGGGCGTCGATATGGCATCGCGCCAGGTCCATAACGGTATTTCGCTCCGCGTTGTCCGTCAGTATGACATCAACAACGACCGACTGCCCTGCCGTATTGACGTTCTGTATGGCTACAGCGTCATTCGTCCGCAGATGGCGGTTCGTCTTTGGGGCTAATAGGAGGGGCGCAAGCCCCTTCTTTCATCTCAGATTAAGGAGCAATGAACCATGGCTATTACTACGCAGGGTGCGTCTTACCCACTTGAATCGTTTGGCCCGACTCCGCCTCTTTCCCAGGGCACGGGCGGCTATCAGCTTGGCGCCGGCAACCTCAACGAACCGTTGATGTTTGCTACGGCGGTCCCGGCTACGGCGACCGCGTCGGCTACTCTGACGGCCAACCAGGTGCTTAACGGCATCCTGCTTGGCTCGCCGGGCGGCACGGCGGCTTCGTATCAGCTTCCGACGGTTGCTGCTCTCGAAGTCGGCATTCCTTCGGCGTCTAGTGTTGGCGATGCGTTTGACTTTTCGGTCATGAATGTCGACGGTTCGGGCACCGGCGTTATCACGCTGACGACCAATACTGGCTGGACGCTGGTGGGTCTGATGACTGTGGTGGCCACGGCCGGCACGTCGCAGATGTTCCGCGCCCGCAAGACGGGTTCCGGCACTTGGACGCTGTATCGTCTCGGCTAATCACAGGAGAAGGCAATGCCTAATACGAAAGCTATCGGCGTTGCCTTCTCTGATCCTGAGCTTGTAAGTGGCACGACCATTTCAGGCGCAGCGATCAGCGGAGGCACTACGCTGGATTCAACCTCCAAGGTTGCGTCCAACATTGCCAGCGGCTTGTCCATGAGCCAGCAGGGCGCGACGATTGCCGTTACTACCGCAGGCACAAATGATGTTTTTATGATCGCACCGGCTGCGGGCGTGCTGACATCGGCGTTGTTCTCGGGCGTTGACGCGCTGACGGCAAACGACACCAACTATATCACTTTTGGTATCACCAACCTTGGTCAGGCTGGCTCGGGAACGGCAGCTATGCTAGCGGCGACCGACGTCAACACGACCAAGGCGACCGGCGGCACTGGGCTTGCCGCAAATACTGTGCGTTCGCTTACGCTCAACGGCACGGCCGCCAATCTAGTGGTTGCGGCTGGCGACCGTATCCGCATCCGCGCGACGGTTTCTGGAACGCTTGCTAATACGGTGACGTTCCCAGTTTACAGACTGACGTTTACTGTCGCTTAATTCAATCTTACGGGCGGGCTACGGCCCGCCTGGCCCTTACCATAGGTGTAAAATGGCTGTAATATATCTGCGCCATCCGGTTCACGGTCTTAAAGTCGCGTCTATGGATTTAGAGGCTGATGCTGACCGCGAAAACGGCTGGACTGACTATGACCCATGCGAGATGACGCCCGCAACGGACAATGCTATAACCCGAAGACGCGGACGCAGACCAAAGGCTGATTATGAGACTGATTTACGCTCTTCTTGCGGTTCTGATCCCTCAGATAGCGCAGTCACAAACATATTCACAGATGCAATGGGGCATGAATAATGCGGCCAATCCTTATGGAATTGGCATAAAACTTGGCACCTCTTGGTTTGATGTTGGCAGCATATCCTCGACAGGAAATCTGTCTTGGGTAAGTGTTCAGGACAATGTCGCTGGCGGGTCTTATTTTGGTGTGCCGAACGCTAAATTTGACGGCGTGACCGATGACACTGCGGCCATTAATTCGCGTATCTCAAATATCAATACCGCCGGAGGCGGCACGCTCTATCTCCCGTCCGGCACCGCCTATCTGGCGTCACCTATTCTTTTGAAAAGCCACGTTAAGATTGTCGGCGCGAGCAATGGCACGACGTTTTCTTGTGTGGGTGTTTGCGTTGGGCAGGCTAGCAACAGCTTTGTCTCGCAAGCGCAATTAATAAATGTTAATCTTTCCATGCGTGCGGGCAATACCAGCGACGCCATTCTCTTAACTTCAGTTCAAGACACCGAAATTGGCGGAATCAAAGTCTTTGGTTCCGGTTTTCGTTCTGTATTGAGCATTATATCGGCCGCCGCCACCGGCGGCACGGATAATATAGGCGGCAATACTATATTCAATACGTTTCGCGATATTGACGCTTGGGGCGCGCTGTCAACTTATGGAGTTTATGTAGCTGGTCGATACGGGACTTCCGCGCCACTCCCGGCGCAAGTCGCGACAGTAAATGAATTTCGAAATATCAAAGTTTATGCCACAAACGCTTGTTTCGACTTTGTAAAAGCTGCTGACAGCAATACAATATACAACCCTACATGCCGATTAGGCCAGACAGGCGGCCGCGCGTATGTTGATGCAGACGACCCGGCGTATTCCGGCGTCAATAACTATGTTAATAATCAGCGTTATTATGCGCCTATTATTAGTGTCGCCACTGTTGGCGCTTACACGTATTTTACAGGAAACTGGACCTTTGGTGTAGAAGTCTACGGACTGCTTCAAGATGTGAACCCTGTCACAAACACCATTACGCCCGTAAATTACGGAACGGCTTCGTCATATTGTATACGCGGTCAAAATATCCGTTCTGAAGGCGTCGTTTCGAACGGTAATCTTTTGCTCGGCGATTACTGTAAAGGCTATTACGGAAAAGATAGCTGGATAAACACGGCTGTCTCAGAAGGATTTAATGTCGCTAATACGGTGACAAGCCCTTATAATTATCTTCTGCTACAGCCAGCAACAGAACTGACTCAAGGGACTATTAATCTTCCTTGTGGAAGCCCCGACAGCGCTCTTTTTGCTGTTAACACATTGAAATTAATCACTAGAGTGACTCTAACGCCTTGTTCGGGCGATAATATATCTATTGGCGCCAATCCGTTCCGGTTGGCCGCAAACCAGACAATAAAAATAAAATATCTTGAATCTAGCGGATTTTGGGTTTCGGATTCTGACCCTCCTTCAATAAACGGGAACTTACTTGATTACGTGCCGACCACTGGATTTTCGCTTACTTCGGCAGCGATAGCCGAATACAGTTTTTTGCTTATTAATCCGGTGACGGACTTAGCATCCGGCACAGTTAATCTTCCCTGTAACCGCGACGACAGCGACGAATTTACAATTAGCACGCTGAAACGCATTACTGCATTGACCATTACGGGATGCGCTAGCCCTGCGGACTCTGTGCAGATAGGCACCGGCAAGAATCCATTTTGGATTGATGCTGGCGGCACAGTGACGCTCACTTACGTCAAGGCAAGCTCCACTTGGGTGCCGAAAAACACATCGTCCAATCTCGGCGTCTTAGCTGTAGCAGGCGGCGGCACAGGGCTGTCGCAAGGCACTTCGGGTGGCGTCCCATATTTTTCCGGCTCGTCAACATTGGCGTCTTCGGCGGCCTTGGGGGCTACTCAAGTTGTTTTAGGCGGCGGCGCGGGGGCTGCGCCATACACAGTATCTTCTTTTACTTCAGACAATTCGGGTAATGTCGCCGCTACGTCCCTGAGCGCAACAACGCGTGTCGTTGTGGCAGCGTCTCTTCCTACGATTAGTTCTTGCGGGACATCGCCGCCAGCCGCGACGGCGGGTAGCAGCAATAACGCCGGACAGTTTACACTAGGAACGGCTACACCCACGGCTTGCACCATCACCTTTGCAGCGGCGTACGCAACCCACGCTTACTGCACAGTTACGCCGGCGAGCAATTATACAGGAACCTATTACATAAGCTCGCAGAGTAATACGTCGTTTACAGTGACGTTAGGCACAGGCACAGATAGCGTCGTCTTCAACTATACATGTTTCGGGAACTAACCGTATGACCCGCGAAATGGCTCGTGCCCTTTGTGAAGCAGGTTACATAAGCATAGTGGATTATATCGCGTTATGCCATGAAAAGGGCTGGGCATGATAACCACTGTCACCAAACAACAGCTTTTTACGGCTTTGGCGAATGTGTCTGAGATGGACGCAGCCTATCAAGGCGTATCGGCTGACGCAAACTATCCTGATTGGATAGAGTTTAATTCGGCCAAAATAGTGCAAGTTGGCGATCCGTTGTATGTTCAAATTCAACTGGCGTTGGGCTATACGTCCGCGCAAATGTTGACTCTTTTTGACGCCGCTGTGCAGGTGCCCGTATGACGACCGTGACGCGACAACAGTATTTTACCGCTTTGGCTCAGCTAGGCGACATGAACCTGTTGTTTCAGGCTGTGCCGGCGGATGCTAATACGGACGACTGGATTGAGTTCTGGGCCGCCGAATATATTACTTCGGGCGATCCTATTGCTGTTCTGACGCAGTCGTCGCAGAGCTGGACGGACGGTCAAATGATCGCGCTGTTCAACGCAGCGCTGAATGTGCCTGTCGTCGTTCCGTCCACGTCTAATACCAATACGTCTTCCGTTGCTCATCTTATAAATGGCTCGCTTCGGCTTCTTGGCGTTCTGGCGGAGGGCGAAACACCGTCCGCCGAGACCGCAAACGACGCGCTTATCGCGTTTCAGCAAATGGTCGATAGCTGGAATACCGAGCGTTTGGCAGTGTTTTCCACGCAAGATCAGGTGTTTAACTGGCCGTCCGGGGAGCTGTTTCGCACGCTCGGGCCGTCGGGAGACTTTGTCGGCAACCGCCCTGTCCTGCTGGATGACTCGACCTATTTCCGCGACCCGCAGACCAATGTCTCTTACGGCATCAAGTTCATTAATCAGCAGCAGTATAACGGCATCGCCGTCAAGACCGTGACCAGCACCTACCCACAAGTCATATTTGTAAACAATACTTATCCTGATATTGAGATGTATGTCTACCCAAAGCCGTTGCGGCTTTTGGAGTGGCATTTCATTTCAGTCAACGAACTTACCAAACCGGCGAATCTTGGCACGACGCTCGCGTTTCCGCCGGGCTATCTCAGGGCCATGCGCTACAATCTGGCCTGCGAACTCGCCCCGGAATTTGGCATTGAGCCATCTGCACAGGTGCAGCGGATTGCCATGTATAGCAAGCGCAATCTGAAGCGTATCAATAATCCTGATGATATTATGGCGCTACCTTACAGCATCGTCGGCACGCGCCAACGCTACAATATCTACGCCGGAAATTATTGATGCAGACGCCCATTCTCGGCTCTAGCTATGTCGCCCGCAGCGTTAACGCTGCGGATAACCGCATGGTCAATCTTTTCCCCGAAATCGTTCCTGACGGGGGCAAACAGCCGGCGTTTCTTCAGCGCGTGCCGGGCTTGCGCAAGCTTCTTGAGTTTCCGACAGGACCGGTTCGCGGGCTCTGGACTTTTGGTGATTATGGCTACGCCGTCGCCGGGACGCGGTTTTATAAGATCGCGTCGGACTGGACCTTTGTGGATAAGGGCGGCGTCCCCGGTTCCAATCCGGTTAATATGGTGGACAACGGCACGCAGTTGTTCATTGCTGACGGCGCTACCGGCTATATTTACAACGCCAATACGG